TGGCAATTGGCTAGCAAGTCCAGGCAAAGATAAATGCTTGAACACACCCCATTTTGGAGTGGTTGGACTAGCAAAAGTACCACTTGTGATCGCCATAGAACGAACGGTGACAGTGGCAGATCCAGCACTCCCATCGTCGGCATCGCCGACAACCAAAGTGAAAGAATAGTAACCAGGGTTGCCTAGAACGACGTCCAAGTTGGTGGGGGTATTGACGGCGACCCCACGAAGCGAGACGGCATTCATGGAAACCCAGTCAGCGCCATTGGCAGATATATAGGACTGGAGCGTAAAATCCTGTGCGGAATTATTGGCGTTATCGAATTCAAAATTGACTCGGCACATCCAAGGATCATATGTGCCACCAGTGCCTTGGGAATCACACCAAAAGCCGGTGCGATCATTCATGGTGCCAGGGAAGTAAGTGTCTCCATGGGGTGAATATGAAGACGCAGATTTCCAAAAGACTGGGTCCAAATTCTCTTGAACACCGTCTTGTCCAGCAGTGAAGACAAAAGATACTTGGTTAGCAACGGAACCGGGCAATGGGGAAGTAGTCGAGTATTCCGGTTGAGGCTGGAACCAAGCGACATACTGCACCAAGCCCGCTGGGTTGGGATCGTATTGAATCACTGGATAAGCAGGATTGCTGCTAATAAAAGCAAGCATGCTACCTTTAGGCAAGAGATTGTTAGCAACATTTTGCGAGAAATCCAGTGGCTGATACATGTCCAACCTGCAGAGCGAGGAGGGGGCAACACTACCGACGGCGACGGGATGATGGTCGCGAGGGTCGATGATGCTGGCAAGAAGGTCCGCACAAGGTTTAGAGCGAACCGCCCCCCGCACTGAATTGATGAACTTAGAAAGTCCGGGTACAACGGCCTGGATTTGACCAGAAAATCCCGGACGATCACGATGAGACATAACAACCATCTGTTTCGTGGCTCGATTAGGTTGTTGGTTCTGTCCCTTTTTCTTGGGATTCTTGTTTTTGTTTGCCTTAGCTGGCATCTCGAAAGAATTTTAGTCTGGGGAATGTTGAAAATCAATACTCGGTCAAACAATTATTGGCAGTTCGGGTTGCCAGCCCACTCACTTACTCGAAACAAAAACCTTCCTCGCGGACATCTATGTCACACAAGTCAACTTCCATGATGCGGTCCAAAGTGGGATGGACAATGAGACCTATGTCCATAGGGCCTAGATCTCTGATCATGGTAGTTGCGGACAAGATTTCACTAGTGGTAAGGCCATATCGATCTTGGAACCACTTATGGCAGTTCACGATTCTGTTGACAAATTCGAATGAAGTATAATTTCGGTCGCCAACGATAAGGTCCTCGCCTTTCCTGACGTTGGTAGAACTGCCGGATGTTTCAAGCCATTCAGTGACAATGGGCACGCCTTGTAGTCCGGTGAGCAAACACTCAGACACATCTCGCCGCCAAGAAAGTTCTTGATTGCGGCTCAATTTTTGGGTGGTCCAGAAACACCTAGCCAATATTCTGCCAGGTTTAGGTATAAAGCCGAAGGGATGCGAGGCATCGCCCGTGTCAACCCATATTCCAGACAGGAATGACACGTCCTGCCACCTGGAAAAACAACGGGCTTCGGGGATAATGCCGAGAGCACCTTCTTGCTTTTCCATTGGCTTCGTGACGATGGGACGATTGGTTCGCACAAGACAATCATCTCCCATGACGATTATCCAACCTCCGAGGCCGAGCCTAACCATAGATTCGTAAGTTATACAAGCATTCACCAAACTGTTGCCGCTGGACGTATCATTGTGTCCAGATTTAACGGTTCCAGTAAGTTTGTAGGTGATCCTATCGCCATTGCGTATATTCTTAGCAGTTCCCTTGACGGAATAAGAATCTTTGAGGAACTTAACGAACTGTGGGCCACCAACGGAGAAGGCACGAATCTTGAGATTGTGATGTTCCTCTTGCATCGTTGCATCCCAAGATTTCCCGTCTCTTTCATAGAAGACACCAGCTGGAAATTCCTGTAAGGCATCTCTCATCCAATCACCAAGTTGCGAAGCGTTCATGCCCGATGCGATGGTGATACGGATGCCGTTGTTAAGACGGGAACCATCGAAGATTTCACACCACGTCTTCTGCATAGACGTGAACTCTGGGCCGAATTCGGCTTGGGTGGCCAAATTGGGATAGGCCTGAATGAGCCTGGCCTTACTGGGCAGAGAATGATTACCTTCACGCTTGATGAAGGAACTAACTTGCCCAGGCATGACCTTGTCCCAGAGTTGACTAGTCGCGATTTGTATCCTCTTGGCTAAAGGCCACTTGAAGATCCAATCATGGCGCAAGTCATTGAGATACCTATGGTAAATTATATGTGCTTCCGAAAGTAGCGAATCGATGAGTTTATTGGAGTTGGAAAAGTTTGAGGTCAATCATGGTTGCTTAACGCCGTGTCTATTGCATAAAGCGTTGTGAAAATTGCATCGGCACGAACCCAGGACGAACGAAAAGCGAGTTGTAATACCCATGAGACGCGAACCAGCTTGCGCCCTCCCATCGCATGGTAAGACTTCAATGTCTACCTTGTGTTTAGGATCAAGCTTGAGCGGGTCTCCATAACCTAGGCAAAGCACATTGCCAATGGTGTTGACGAGTTTATAAAACCCAGTCAAAGTGGGAAGAGGAGAGTTTGGGTCCAAGTAACCATTTGAGTCCATTTCGCCAACAACGTCTGGTTCTCCGACAAATCGTTCCCAGGACGTTGTGGTGGTCGTTGTATTTGGCAGGCGGCATCTGACAAAGAGCCGCCAGTTTAACCCACGAAAAGACTTCAAAAATATAACGAACAATGGACTGACCATCAACATAACAAACATCGGTCGGGCAAAAGCACCAATGACCGTATGTGTAAAAGAAAGTAGACTCAATAATATGCCAATAGCACACAAAGAAAACACGAGTATATACCACCAAATGCTCCTCTTGGAGTGGCCCATCTGCGGACCATGATAAGGTTGTGGAGAATCAATGGTCCTGATCTCTTCAGCGACAACGCGATCAGCAAGTCTCTTGTTCTCATTCAGTTTCTTGAGGAGGGCCATAGACCTGTCAATCGTCTTTTCAACTTCAGAGATGATGGCTTTTTCTGCAACATCCGGACAGACACGGAACCTTGCTACAATGGTAGCAGTGCCGCGATGCACTAGATCATGGATCTCAGCGGTTGTCATCTGAGCCCCGATTTTTGCTGTAAAACCCTGGATAACTTCGAGAGCGCCCTCAGGAAGTTGATATATTGCTGGGGGCACACATATTTTAGGAGAGTCAGCAAAACCAAGATCCTCGCTTATGTAGCCATGGTACAAAACGGTGGCGCCGCCGCCACCGATGTCACTGGCGTATTCGCGAAGATAAAGTTTAAGGCCTGAAGGGAGCAATAATCCATCTGTTATTGCTTCGTCCAACCTATCTGTAGGGTCAGGGTGTCTGTAAGACGTGCCACAGGGAGCCCGAGGTGTCATGACAATCTCAGTACCATCTCGATACCAATCGAATTCTGGGTTGACAGTGGGAAGACTGCCGGCAGAACCTCGAAAGATGTGGGAGACGATCCAGATCTCATCGTCAACTCGGAACTTGAGTAGATCAAGGCTGCTCATGTAATAAAAGGAGTGCGAAAAGAGGAATACTCTGTCGTGACGCAAATCAATGCAGTCACAATCGCACAGTTTGTGGTGGCAATAACTCTGATTGCGAGAGTCTAAAGCTGCTCCCTGCAGTTTGACAAACTCAATCAAATTTTTGGTGCGTGCAACGTCGGCGGCGCAAGTGACTGGTGCTAAATTGTGATATGGTGTCTTCTTACCAAGAGCCCAGTTTCGGCGAAAACCGCCATTGTTGCCGCCGACATCTATGAGGGTGGGGAGTGTGGAACGCACGCAAAGTTGTAATTTTATGGTTTCTTCGGCCAACGCACGGGCCTTAGCAAGTTGAGGGTGGCCATGTTGGCCAAAACGGGGGAGGGCACTCTTGCGTAAGGCAGAGCGGCTAGGGAGAGAAGAGGCCCCACCGGGGGTCGACCCGGGGGGTGTGCTTGTGCCGTTAACGCCGGCAGCGGACTCGGTAGTATGTCGATACATG